TCATGTACCACTCAGAATCAGTACTAGCATTTTGATCACATCGTCCAGTACTACAGGCGGCAACCATACGCCGAACACTGCCAGTACTACGGGTGCAATGACATAGTTGTATACGATGAGGAACACGAACACATAGGCAATGCAATGCTTCCATGAACTATCACCCTTAACACTACGAGTAGTCTTAACCATGCCAGGCTTTGTAGTCTTGCCCTGCCCCAGTAGCTTTAGTAGCCATCCCCTCACCAACTCAATCATGTTAAGTCCTCCAATAATTCACGAATTTTTTGCATGTGCTCCTTATCCATTCCTGCTGTGAATTTGAATTTCGCCATCAGTGCTTTATTCAAACTGCCCCACTGAGAACACAACATACAAATTAGTGCTGATTCACAATGCAATGCTTCGGCATATGTTGGATAACAGGCCAGGATGCTCTTTTTATACGGTTCACCTGCTTCAATCATTTCATTCACTGATTTACTAGAACTGGTGTAATCGTTCCAGTTCGACTGTTTACTGTCTGGTTTTATCTCTGAAACGTTTTTAACCGACTTCCACACTCGTTTCTGACCAATATAGAACTCACCACTGTTCGGAAACTGGATTATATATACGAAACATGCCGTTTCTTCTGGGATGAAATCTTCATCGCTGTACCACATTGCCCATTTCATCTCTTGTTCGTCATTTGACGCCATTTTTATCACTCCTTGATAAATAAGTTCATACACATATTTATGAGGAAACATCAAAATGAGCATCGAAACAGACGTAATCGAGTTACTGAAACAACTTGAAGGAACCAAACAATATCAGACCAAAATGAAGTACTTCAGAAATGGCCTTTTCCACATCTATAAAGACTCAGAAGGTTTTGAAACCATCGGGTACGGTCATCTTATTAAACAAAGTGAGCGTAGTAAGTTCTTGAGAGGAATTACAGAACAGCAAGCCGATCAATTACTCCTGGTCGATTACCAGAAGGCGAAACGTGATGCTGATTCATTCAATCTGGATTTACCAGAACGCTGGAATGCATTAGTTTCTATTCTCGTATTCCAGTTGGGTAAAGCTGGTTACTCTAAATTCATTAAGCACCTTGCAGCACTAAAGAACCGCAATTATGCTACTGCCATTGCAGAACTAAAGAACAGCAAATTATACCAACAGACCCCGAACCGTATTGATCAAATGCTGTACTGGGTAACAAACTAAACAACTAAGGCCAGCTATTATGCTGGCCTTAGTTGTTTTTCATGCTGCAATTCTAAAATGGTCAATACGCGTGAAAGTTTCACATCAATTTCGTTGATTTTCATCTGAACGTTTTTCAGTTCGCTTTCTAATACAACCTGCTCATTTTCAATCTTGTCTAAACGTTGCTTCAATAACTTCTGTTCAGACTGTAGATCTCCAATGCGACGTTCAAGAGCCTCTGTATCTTGTTTAAACTCACGGTAACGTGAAAATGCAAAACCCAGTACTGCCACGGTTGCACTCACACAACCGATTAATGTTCCTGTAATCATCATACGCAAATTCCGAGAAATAGACTCAGCGTAACGATTGTCCATAATGGCAGGCCAACAGTATGCAGTGCAGCCAGCCCTACTACGGCTGCTGCATAAATGCCAAACTTGATTAGTTTTTCTTTATCCATATTATTATTCATATTACTATCCTCTCTCATGTGTACTGAGAGTATTTATTATTTTCACTCTAAAAACGCCTGTTTTAACTGCACCAGGTAATACTGAATATTCAGACCTTTAACGAATAACTTGTATACATCGATTACCTGCACCTCGTATACATCATCATAATATTGCCAGTTCACAATATCACCACGATTCAGTACTGGCTTCTTGTCATCCATGAATGCAATGTTCATGAAGTCATGCCCCATGACATCTACCCCATAACCGTTAAAGTACTTAAAATCGATGAATGCCTGATTAAATGGAATATTACACATCAGTACTTCATGACCGTCTAATGTGATGTTTTCTGTTACGTCTTCACTGAAATGCTGTTGCATTAGTTTCTCCTGAATATGAATGTTCCTTTCATATTATTTATCACTAACCTCCCTTTCTGTTCGGTTTCATCAAAGAAGTCATATATCATCTTGCGTTTTTTCTTCTCATACTTACCGATTACCCGCTTGTCGCGTTTCTTCTTTTTCAGACTGGTATCGACCAAGAATTTCTTGCCGTTCTGTTCAACTACTTTGTACTTCTTACCCATCTGGGTATGTAGTCCTGCAATGTTGCCCTGAGCGGTCATTCTGGCATTGCTGGTAGGAATAATTTTGTTAAACGTTGCCGGGTCATCTGTCAGTACTGAACGCAGATATGCAGCCTGTGAACCACGTACAATGATTTGGTTAGTCCTGATTCCATTACCATACTGAATGAAATTGAAGAATATCGCCCGTTTGGTGAAGTTAACTGCCCCACCATCGACACTATTACTGATGTCATCCTGAATCTGTTTCGATAATGCACGGCAACGTTTTGTTAATTCTGACTGAAAATCGGTGATAAACAATTTGCCCTGACTATTCAGTACTCGTACTGCATCGGCGGGAGTTGCCCCCCGCCTGAATTCTCCTGATATCATTTTAGTTTCCTTATGCTCTACCTACAATGACAGTTATATTTGCACCATTGTACGCACCCACATTATTGTTAGAACGCTGTTCAATTGTTAATGTTACCGCTACGCCTGCTGGAATTGTCATCGTACCCGAACCTACTGCAATATCGGATGAAAGCCCTGATGCAGAAGCACTGGTGAATACAAAACCAGCACCATTTGCATATATGTTTACGCCACGAATATTAGTAGTCTCCCTGGGCGGGTTGTAGTTACCGTCATAACCGCCTTTTACAGTGACCGGAACGCATGGGATTGACAGAATACGGGCAAACTGTGATTCTGCTGGAATTGTAATACCACCACTACCTAACAGGAATATACGCATAATATCGCCCTGAATGCTGTTCGCTTTCAGATTATCAATCGTACAGTTACTGAAATAGCCATTTGTGAAAGATCCGCCTGATGCATATACAGTGCCTTTAAAATAACCATTCTCCGCGTAAACGTCGCCTTTGAAATATCCGTTCTCTGCGAAAACACTACCCCTGAAATAGCCGTTATTGAAGTAACTCGTGCCATCTTTACGTATACACCAGCCCTGACCACCATTTGCAGGCCAGGCGTCATTCCAGTTGTTCGAACTAATCTGATTACCAATTTTTGCGTTATTGATTGAACCGTCCTGAATTTTGGCAGTACTGATACTCGCATCGGCAATATGTGCCTGTCCAATACTGGCATTAGCAATCATTGCAGAGTTGATGTAAACGGTATTGTTCTGTACTGCAAACGGAATTACCGGGTTAGATACTGCACCAGATGTTTTAGCCGTGATAATTTTAAAATCGTCTGCCACGAAATAAACAGCACTTGCTTTAGTAGCTGCGTCAGAGTAAATACCCATCCCCGCAATTGTACCATTACTGTTTACCTTGACCTCATAATGAGAGTTCACAGTATTTTTTAGTGCATCGATATTGGTAGTCATGGCAGTACTGACACTGCTGATAGAACCGTTCAGTTCAGATTTTGCCTGAGTTAATGCGGTTGATTGAGCCGTATCTTTAGACGTGATAGTACTGTTCAGCGTCGCAACCTGAGCCGTAATATTGCTGTTGATACTGCTAACCTGTGCATTAAGTGCCTGTGTCTGTGCTGTGTCTTTAGATGTGATAGTACTGTTCAGTGTTGTGACTGCTGCACTGATATCTGTAGCTGTTTTACTGGTCAACTGGGTAATGCTGGTTGCATTTGCCTTATCCCCATCTGCAATGGCCTTATTCAGCGTAGTGACCTGTGCTGATAAATTGGCTTCTGTAGTCGCCTGTAAATTAGTGATAGCAGTGGCGTTAACTTTATCGCCATCAGAAATCAGTGTTTTGGTTGCCGTTTCACTGGCACCGATTTTAGTTGTGGTATTGATATTGGCCTGTGCTACTGCGTCGTCAATAGCAGTACTGATCTTGTCGTCCAGATGAAGGAAATCATTCAGTGACTGTTCATCCTGTGCTGACCAGTTAACCTTACTTTGCAAATCAACATAGACCCCCGCCGTATAGATGATCGAATCCTGCCCGAACTCGTCATAGGCTCCAGCTCGAACATAGTACTTCCCATCGGCAATGGGGAAACTGTGCATGAACGGACTGTTAGTACCGAACGCTTTCAGGTTCTGCGTGAAAGTACTGTTCGTAGCAACCTGCACCAGTACACCAGCAAAGTCAGTAGCCGATGCTTCAGGGCTGTTGTAGGCAACGAATAAAGACTCATAGCCTGCGTTAGCCGTAAAGCCAGTTAAGGCCGGGCATTGTGGGTTAGTCACTGTGATACGGGCTTCTGCACTGTAGATACTGCTGTTATGACCCCATGCCACCACCCCAAATGTACGGGTACGGCTTAGAGTATCCAGCTTGTTCATTGCATAGGTGTACGTGAACTGGTTCGCCTGGATGAAGTACGAACGCTTTTTGACCATGCCAGTGTCATACACAATGATTTCGTACTTGTTGAAATACTCGCTGAACTTCTTACCGTTCACATTTACGTATGACTGATCATCCCACCCTATGATGAAATCCAGTGCATCGGTTGTGTTGGCAGTACTGCCACGGTTGATAAGATTCAGACCAGTAATGGCAGGCAGGGTAAACGCAAAATCAGGTACAACACCGTTCTGTGTCACCTTGTCGGACACAATGCCGAGGTTGTTGAATGCTGCTACTGCAAAATCGTACTGAACGCCTGTTGTAAGGCCGTATAGCTCGTAACTCATTACGTACTGGTTCGTGCTGCCGCCATAAGTCCACGTTTGCGTACCTGTCTGACGGTAGTACACGTAGTAACCACGCAAGTACTGATCGATACTGGCTGACCATGAAAGTACTACAGTCTGCCCCTGATTAGTTGCCCCCTTCTTAACTACTGTAAGGTTTGACGGTGGCAGTACTGCTACTGGTTTCGGTAATGTTCCTTCCCAGCCGTACATCGGTACGTCTACGCCTTCATAAATGCCCTGGTGATACTCTACACATTGCAACTGAACCATGCCGATACTGTCGGTATTCGTGCTGATCGATTTCCCCGCTACCCTGAACAGCTTATTCTCGTAACCATGTTCCGGGAAATTAACGGTAATCACATCCCAGACGGCAATATCCCAGCCACTGTCAGTACTGAAACTTATTGTATTGTGTGAGTACTTGCCTTTCAGCAATTCGATGTTAATCAGGTGTTCAACCTGATCTTTGTCATACACCCATGAATAGTCCAGGCTCTTAGCAATAATCAATCCATCACTGGTTAAAACATCACTAGCCGGAATATCAGACGGAATACGCAAAATATCATCACTATAATTGTTTGTTGTGTTCTTCCAGGTTGCATCGATGGTGTTGAAATAGTCACTGATACCACTCGTAGTACTGACAAATTCACCGAAAATTGTTGATTCGTCAAATGTCTGTACTGACAGTGCCGGAATATCTACAGTCAAATACAATTTACCACAATGAATACTGGTAATGCCGCCAAATGTCATCAGCATTTTTTCAATGTTTGATTTATATGTGGACTGATAATCAATAGCACCATTACTATACATTTGATAACGGGTACAGTACTGTGCTGCTGTCTGGAATGATGCAATATCAATATTACCAGGACTGACACCAAGCCCATATTCTGTATTGGTCACATAATCGTATAACTGGTTTACGGGGTTATTGCTAACAATCGTAGTGCCTGACACTAAATCGTAAATCTTTTTGCCAGAACATTCTGCCGTAAGTACGTAACTATCGTTAACTAACAGGTTGTCCTCTAATGATTTCTGAGTTTTTTTGATAACGGTATATACCTGTACGATCCCGTTACCTTTGAACGTACTGTTATTCCATTGAGAACCACCATACGTACCTGCCAGTACTTTACCCGCCGCGTAATTAGGCTTCCCGAAATATACCTCTAACTGCAAAAAATCACGGTATTTCGCATCGATACTGGTATTAGGTACAACACCTTCAACTGTAACAGGCGTTGTCAGTACTGGTTCGTCATCAAGCCAGATTTGGCTGACCTTGTTAATCTCACCGATTGCCAGGGCATGACTCGTAAACAGGTACTGACTGCTGTTGTTCTGCACGTTGTACCAGTTAACTATTGAACCGCATTTCACCTTTTCACCGTACAGTATGGGGATTCCCGATTGTGGGCTGGTAGAACGGCTGAGAGTAGTAGCACTGTCTGTATGAGGTGTAATACCCGGCATCTGTGACAACATCGATGTGGCTACAAGTGATGCCGCACCCGCCCCGGCTCCCCATGCTGCCGCTGCCGAAAGGCTTGCACCGCCTGTGTATACGGCTGCTCCAACCGCAACCGCCGTAACAAGAGCACCAATGATACCTGCACCTGTAATTTTACCACCCATTATTCACCCCCTACCGTACCTGCGTTAGGAGTGATCCGGTAAAATTTCCAGTCATGTAGCCAGGGCAGTACTGCAACATTGAATCCAGAACTGTCAGCATTCAGGGCAATGTACTTATTATCAAGAATTACAGAACCATGAATTCCATTAATCATGATGTCACCGAACACTGGCTGATCGACCTGTACGCCATGTTTCTTGCAGATCTCTTCCAGTGAACCCAGTTCATGCTTAGTGAATAACTTCTGACCCGCTTTAATGGTTTTGTATTTGCCCATAGCCAGATCGGTATATGCAGTACCGCATACCTGATCGATAACTCTCAGTACCAGAATATTGCAATCATTTTGGCCTAAAGCGAATTCAGTACTAATAGTTTCCTGAGCAATGTTGTGAATTTTGATTATATTGTTTCTCATTTTTTATACTTCCATGTTTGCTGAGAGTTAATTTTTCCGAGTAGTGAAAAATACGCATCATTTTTATGTGTACTTTGATGCACTGAGTTGGCGGCTAATGTGCGTTGTTGTACGTCCAGCTTCTTCCATATGCTATTAACGTTTACTGTTAATTCGTTTTTTATATCATCGTTATTTGATACCGATTCAAAATAATCAATATAGCCACTGAACACTAATGAATTATCCAGTACTGTAGCGTTTGCAGGATTCAGTATTGTCAGCCACAGATTAACCTGTGCATTTTTCAGACCGCCTGATAATGCCAGTGCCTGAAATGCCTGTGATACATTGCTAACCTTGAAAGACATTGAGTCGTTACTAATATCTTTCTGTTCACTGAACGAGCCGAAACTGTCATTAATGAAGTCCGGGAAACTGGTGTATAAATTACCGCTGATACTCAGATCGATATAACCATCATTAAGATGAAGTGCCTGTACGCCAGAACCTTGTACTGGATATATATCAACACATTTAACCGTTACGCCTAATTGCATAACTTCTGATACTGTTAGCTGGGATTTATTACCGCCTCTGGTAAGGTTCCAGTACTGTAATAATGCCGGATTGGTAAACACTGCCTGATTCATTACAGTGCCTCCGTCGCTTTAACTTGTAGACTGATAATATTTGTAGATTGCAAATTAAGGTCACAATCCACATCAATAATAAATGTCCCTGTAATTCCCTGATAACGAATTACTTCACCTGCCTGTACGTTCTGACGTAATGCCGGGAATATGGTAATGGAGGTGCCTGTATTGGCAATAATGCGATGAATTTTAGTGCTGTTCTGGAATGTAACTAACGTACCTACTTCCAGTACATTACTGTTGCAGGGGATGACCGTACCACCTTTATTAACGGTTGCAGTACTGGATACTGTATTAAACTGATTGCCTGTATACTGGCTGTAATAACCCAAGTCAGTACTGAATGGTCGTCCCTGTGAGTACTGAGCAATAAAATTGAGTACCTCTTGTCTGTCTGCCTGATTAAATTGAAGATTGAATGAAATCTGATAGTACTGGATACCTGTACTGCGTCGGATTTGTGCACCCGTCCAGCTCTTATTTGAATAGGCAGGTTCGGTACTTTGTAATTTGAAATCACTTATTTTGATATTGTTTGAAAATAAACCCATGATGTTCTCCTGATTTAAAGTATTTATCAGGAAAAGAAAAAGCCAGCGTGAATGCTGGCTTCTGGTATTACGTATTTCTGGTCTGTGCTGCTCGTACTGCCTGCATCACATTATTTGAATGCTTTTTCAGCATGGTCTGAAATTGCTGATCGGTAATTTGACCACCGCCATTAACCACTAACGGGGCATTGATTACAGTCTGACCAGTACCACTATTATCTGACTTATCCTGTTGTTTCAGGAATTGAGTTAAATCACGGTTGTTATCGTTGTTCAGAACACGTTCACCCGCTTTCAGAACCCATGTTGATTCATCATTACCACCCAGTTTAGGTACTGAATCAATACCACTGTGTGCCTGCCCCTGAATCTGTGTACCACGTGCAGTACTGATAATTGACGCCCCTAAACTCGCTACCTGTGCATAGTTCGCAAAGTTAGCAGGCCACGGCGTAGCCATAGCGTTAGCGAGGGCTTCCTGTATTTTCATAACGATGTTGGCAATCGAGATACTCTTGCCTACCACAAAAGCAGCTTGTGCGGCCTTGTTGCCCTTCCCTGCGACACCCTCAAGCATCGTACCGATATTCATTGCAGTATCGGCAAATGTCTGTATCTGCAACTGGCTATTCTGGCGTTCTACCTGTGCGGCTTTATTATTATATTTTGCAGTCAAGTCGGCTTTTCGTTTTTCAAATTGTTCCTTTGAGATTAACTTATCGGCATAAAGTTGTGCATCAACCTGAATTTCAAAATCACGCTGCTTGTATATTTCGTCCTGTTGTCTTTTGATGGCATCCTGATTACCGAAAGGATTATTCTCATCGACCATGCCAGTACGGGCATCCTGTGCAGATAGCATTTTCTGGATATGTTCAGGAGTAATATTTTGCGTATTACCAATACTCAACGCTGCTAGGTTTTCAGATAATTGTTTAGGATCGGATGCTTCCAGCATTTCAGTAATAATACGTTTACTACCTTCTAAACGTGCCTGCTCCTGACGTGTAATGATTTTGGTTTTTTGTTCTTCATTAAGATTCAAAGTACTTAACGATTCATCCAGTTTTTTACGTAGCTCGTTCTGAGTGTAGTTGTACTGTAAAACCTGTTGTTCTGCTGAGTTTTTACCCAGTTGAGACATTACCTGATTCAGGTTAATACGTGCCTGAATTTGTTTCTGCTCAAGTTGTTTAGCGTCTGCTGCGGCTTTTTTGGCTGCATCTGCCGCTTTCTTTTCACCTTCGGGATCTTTGAGTTTATAGGGTTTAGTACTTACAGTTTTCGGTGCAGTCTTTGGTACTGTACTATTTGAGTACTGATTTTTAGCCCATTCATCAGGCAATGCGTGATGATCACCCCATGATGCAAAATCATATGCAAAACGTTTCAGGTTTCCGCCCATCTGATCGAATGATGGCATTTTCCATTCACCAGCAAATATATTGCGTAGCTCGTTCAGAGCCTCGATGACGGGTAGTAGTGCGTTAACTCGTAGTTCCTGGAAATTGCGATCCAACTGGGCAATATTCTGTTCATATGATGCATATGCCTGTGCTGTTTCAGTAGTGATCCCGGCATGCTGCTTTTCAATTGCATTGATTGCCTCGACTTCTGACTTGTACTGTCGCAGTACTGGCAGAAGTTTTGAACTATCTGAGGCGATTGACTCCATAGAATTGATAATTTCAGCGTTCGATTTACCCGCTTTTTGCAGTTCATAGAACGTCTTGATGATCATCTTAATACCGCCATCGGCATCATTCATGTACTTAGTAAAGCCTTGAAGATTTACACCCCATGCTTTTAAATCATCACCGAAACCGCCTTTACCCTCACGGAAAAAATCACCCATATGATCAAGAGCATCTTTGTTGAAATCGCTAAATTTGTCATATTCGATATTCAGTGAACCAAAGGCACCCTGTAATTTCTGTAGCTGCTCTACGGTCATACCAGAACTATATGAAGCATCGTTCAGTATTTTAACGTAATCAGATGCCGCATTTACCTGACTGATTGTGATAGCGGTCAATGCACCGAACCCAGCACCTACAGCAAGTAGTCCTGTGTTCATCCCGGCCAGCTTTCCAGTGATGTCACCGAACCCGCCAGATAATGAGGCGAGCGAACCGCCCGCCTCACGACTAAATGCATTTAAACTGTTTCCGGCAGTACCTAATGCACGTTGCAGGCCAGTAGCATCACCGTTGATATTAAAAACTAATTGTTGATTGTTCCCTGCCATGTTTTAGCCTCCATTGCCAGTACTGCCAGTAATGAATTGCATCATGGCTGACTGTTGTAATTGTTGTTGTGTCAGTTGTTTTTGCTCATCTTCCTGAATACGTTCATGTACTGTTTTATTTGACAGTAAACCGTACATATCCCAGTCATTAACACTGGCATTTTTCATGCCTGCTTCGGTTAAATTACCAGAGGACATTAAGATTAAATGAGCGAGATTCGAATATTTAATGTGTTCGAATCTTGCTCCCGATGGTTCAATACTGGAATCGTAAATCATCAGATATTCAAATAATTCTGGATCTAATGTTTCCAGTTCTGATGGACTCAATCCACGTTTGTTAATTAGTTTCAGGGTAAACATCAAACGTGGATTGCTTCTTATTTTTTTTCGATCTGATCCTGAATCTGTGGCTCGTCTGCTTTAGGCCACAATTTCATAACTTCATTGTTAATTTCAGCGACAATAAGAGCATCAATATAGTTAACATTGATTTTACCGTCTTCGTCTACATCAGAGAAAATAGGCTGTCCTTCTTCATTACTGACGGTATAGAGTAATGTACTTTTAGCATCAATGCATTTTTCAAAATTGCTGATAGCGGGTCGATGAATATGAAGTACTGCACCGTTTTTTAATGTAATTTTATGAAGTTCAGGTTTCAGGGCTGCAAACAGAGTATGAATATCCATTATGGCAGTAACCCTTGTGCTACTGCCGCACCATCACAGGCAAAATTGAGAGTCATATTCACTACTTTATCACGATCAGATTCAATTTTTTTCTCACTGATAAAACCGTTATATACGACGTATGACCCTGTTGTTTTGGTAGCGTCGGTGAAATAGCTGAATTTCAACTGGATACGAGTACCATTTTCAAATGCAGTGACCAATTGCTGATGTACTGCGTTATCTGGCATCCAGTTAACCTGTAATGTTACGTCTGCGTTTGTTTTACTACCTACCAGTTTACGGTTATATGAGCTATTAAAACTCACTACCTCAATCACAGTTGCAGTACTACCGGTTCCAGGGAAAGCGGCAATTTCTGGAATGGTGGTAAATGTGGTTGCTGTAGTCGGTCCGGCAGTACCGATACCTACTGTAATATTTGAACCTGTAAAAACGTCCATTGGAGTTGGCATAATGATGTCCTTATCATAGAGTTCAGTACTGGCATCCATACCAGTACTGAGTTATTGTTTTCTTCTTATTTATTTAGTGCTGCAATCATTGCACGCAATTCAGCAATTTCGGCCTTCATTGCTTCGGCCTGTTCTCCCATCGCTTCAATTTTTGCAATTGAATGATTTAGTGCAAGTGCGGTATCCATCATGACTACGTTATTATCAAGAGCTAACGTATCGTCTTTATCACAACGATTGCCTTCATCATCATATTCTGGTGCGGCTGGTACTAACTTGACATATTCACTATCAATATCACGTAATGCGTCCTGTGCAATAATACCACGGCGTTCACGCTCCATCGGATCAAAGTTATATTTGAAAGTACATGGTTTCAGTTTTTTGATATTTTCATAGGATGCTTTACCGTCATCATAATTAATATCATGTTTCAATGTTGCGTCAGAAGTTGCGGCTTTTTGGAATGTATAACTACCCGACCAGCCACCACCCGCTGTACAGGTCAAATCACCTGTTGCTGGGGTAAAATACCAGTACCGAGTTCCTGCGTTCCCTCCATCACCAAACTGAGTTAACGAGGTGTTACCCCAGGCAATGTTTCCGTTTCCAACGTTGCCCCACATTGATCGCAGTTCATAACCACCGTTATGTCTGTATGCCCATGACAATGCACCAATAGCACTGACACCAGCGGGATCGGTAGTCATATTTTGATAGATACCGGATTTACCTGACTGTGCTGATTCCCACCACGGTGCAGGAACGGCTGAACCAATTGTTAACAGATTTCGGAATGTACCAGTACTGGCTAATATACTTCCGTCCTGGCCAATATCAACATAACTCTGGTTAGATGGCGAACCACCCGATGCGATAATACGTGCTCTACGGGTTTCAACCCCGCTTGAGGATTTTTCATATACAGAGAACATATAGGCGGCTGATAGTTCTGCACCAGCAGCACTGATTGTTGATCTGACAAGACCACCTGCACCCGAGAAGTTATTAGGCGGTGTTGCCGCTAACACTTCATCTGCCTCAATAACACGTGTAGTTAATTCACCAGTATTAGACAATTTGAGTAGGTCAGTAGTATCAGTAGTTCCGGTCGCAATCCTGTAAGTGGTTCCCTGAACAGTTTCATGGAATGTAGCATCAGTGGAGCCTGAGCCGCCCTTGAACTTTCTGAGGTATGACTTACCACCCGCTGTACCAGTACTCATTGATGTATGACCGTAGGTACTCTGGGCAACTGAATCCTGGTTGATAGTGTTCTTAACAGTGAGAGTGCTGTTGAAAGTACTGGCACCTGTTACTGTGCCACCAGCCAACGCAAAACCACCCAGTGCAGCAAGGCCAGCCGCTGCTGTTGTGGCTCCAGTACCGCCTGAGCTGACAGGTACAGTACCAAAATCCCCCTGACTCAGCGTGATGTCACCAGTTAACGGAATGCCGTTAATCGTTAGTGATGAAGGTACAGTACCTTCAATATCAGCCTGTGTAAGAACCACATTGCCTGTGAGAGGCTTACCGTTGACGGTACGGCTGGTTGGTACTGCTCCGAGGTTCGTTACTGCCGCTGCCGCCGTTGTAGCTCCTGTGCCGCCACCAGTGATCGGGATCGCTGTAGTCAGTCCAGTAAGAGACTTGATAGTACTGTTCACACCTGCACTGGTAATATTTGCAGTACGAACCCATGCAGACCAGGTTACAACACCACTGCTATTACTTGTGCCTGTACGGTTATAGATGTCATCAGCATTAGCCGGGTAATAAACCTGAGTACAACTATTAGTATGAGTTAATCCATTTTTAAATACAGCTAACGTACCTGCTGCAACTGCTGGATAATTCAATGCTAGGGTAGCATTTGCACTTACGGGTTGTTCATAAATGCCATGAACAGAGCCATTCAGGGTATTTAAATTCGTACCTGTTACGATTGTTCCAAAATATGGGAATGCATTTACATCAAGTGCACCCAGTACTAAATCATCGCTAAGTACTTGCCCGTTGATCGTTCTTGACGTTGGTACTGCTGATACGTCTGCTGCGTTCAGAACAATGTTGGCACTCAGAGGTTTAGAGTTAACGGTTACGGTTTTAGCAACACCGCCCAGGTTTGAGAGTGCAGTTGCAGCAACGGTTGAGCCAGTACCGCCCTGTGCAACTGAAAGTGCTGTAGTCAGTCCGGTAAGAGACTTGATAGAACTGTTAACGCCTGCGGTAGTGATGTTTGCAGTACGAACCCATGCTGACCATGTGACAGTGCCAGTGTCGTTTGAAGTGCCTGTACGGTTATAGATATCGTCAGTACTGGAAGGGTAATAAACCTGAGTACATGAATTCGCATGAGTTACGCCACTCTTCAGAACAAACAACGTACCACCCACGGCAACCGGATAGCTTAAAGCTGTTGTTGCGTTTGCAGTTACTGGTTGCTCATAAACACCATATACAGAACCGTTCAGGGTATTCAGGTTCGTACCTGCTACGATGGTTCCGTAGTACGGCATTGCTGATACATCGAGTGCAGAAAGATCTACGTTACTACTCAGAGCCTGACCATTCACAGTACGGCTGGTTGGTACTGTTCCGGCAATATCACCCTGTGCTAATACAATATTTGTAGAAAGAGCCTTACCGTTAACGGTTAAAGTATTAGGTACAGAGCCTGCAATATCAGGCTGTGCTAAAACAATATTTGCAGATAGAGCCTTACCGTTTACTGTTCGGCTGGTTGGTACTGTTCCAGAAATATCAGCCTGAGCAAGCGTAATATTACCTGTTAAGGCTTTACCATTCACAGTTAATGAAGTTGGTACAGTACCTGCAATGTCTGCCTGTGCTAAAACAATATTGCCTGATAATGGTTTGCTGTTAACTGTTAAAGTACTGGGTACTGTGCCTGCAATATCACTCTGAGATAATGTAATATCAGCTGATAATGGGTATCCATTCACTTTACGGGCTACGTTCGAACCAGTACCGCCACTTGCGATAGGTAAAGGCGTACTCAACGTTGCAGATGAAGCGTTAAGACCACCAGTAATCGTCAGGTTGCCAGTACTTGAAAGTGTCAGAGCATCAGAACTATCAGTACTGGCACCTGTTGCTAATCGGTAGTTCCCTGCCTGTACGGTTTCATGGAAGATTGTATCCCCATTACCGCCACGCATTTTACGCAAATAAGATTTAGTACCTGCTGCGGCTGCGGATAGTGATGTATGACCATAAGTTGCTGCCGCAACACCGTCCTGGTTAATAGTGTTGTTTACTGTCGCTACGCCAGTAACAGATAAGGTACTGGATAGTGATAACGTTGTTCCTGACAGACCACCTGTCAGAGTACCGCCCGTCTTTGGTAGACCATTCAGATTACTGAGTGCTGTTGAGGCCTGTGTTGCCCCAGTCCCGCCAGAACTGATAGGCAGTGTTCCGGTTACGCCCTGTGTTGCACCTGCGGCCAGGTTCGGCTTATTGGCAGTACTGTAGACTTGATCCCATCCAGTACTGTCAGTGTTCCTGATGTACATACGAGGGGTCGCAGTTTCTGACAGTACGATCTGTGCTTTATTAGTGCCACCACCATCGACCATACCTACACCCAGTAGATCTACGCCCAGCGGGTTATCTGTACGGATAGCTGGCACTTTGATAAAGGCGTTTCCAGTTGGTTCAGCTTCGTAATGTGGAACAGTAGTACCGTCTGCACCCAGACCATAATAACCGATCAGTAATGGGGCTGGTTCATCGATGCTGCCCTGGTTGACAATAGACGTTGGGGTATATGTCCATGTACGCCCGTACACTTTGTTAATATCAGCGTCGTCTTTCTGTGCTGTAATTTTCCCGTTAAGAATAATGAAGTGCTGACGTAAACTAGTCGGGCTTTCATAAATGCTAAATTTCAGTTGGAATACTTTGTTTGTACTGTATGCACTGTTCAGGAATTGATGACCAACGTTTGACGGGTCATAATGTACAACAATGCTGATGTTGCTGATCTTCAAATCACCTCGCAGTACTGCAAGATATTCTTGATCATATGTTTCGATAGTCTGATTTGAACTACTGATTTTGACTTCCGGGAATGCACCCAGGTTATCAATATTTGTATATACTGCTGTTGGGTAGTAGTTATTGATGTCAGTACTGTAAGATAGCAACGTCCGGTTGCCGAGCATGATCCCTGCCATTATTGTTATTCTCCATTATTTGTTGCACGTGCAATGTAATTAATCTGGCACGTTGTCATAATGGTATTTATGGCTGTATCCGGGTCGGTATCATCGACTACTGAGAGTAGTTTCAATGAACTAACATTAATGCCCTTCTCTAACAAACCAGCAACTAATTCAGTACTGAATAATACTGAATGTACTGAATCCATTGTTTGTTGTGCTTTTAATTCACTCTGCGATGTAACCAGCACATCCATTGTCATTATTACAGAATGTCTAGTACTGTATTCAAGTTGTTCGTATTGTTCGGTTACATTGCTGATCATCAGAATGTAATCATTGGATGACTGACTGTTAGTTTTGGCGGCTTTGCGTACTTTTAAACCGTTAGATGCAAAAAGGCTTGATACATGATTTTTAATAGTTGAAATATTCATGTGATCAAACCTCTCTGTAATATACGTTACACAGGCCGGATAGATCATCTACGATATTGAATACCTCATACCGAACATTGTTCAGTACAAAGTAATCATCATAGGTGATCTGGTCACGGCGGCATGTAAAGTAGTTTTCTGTTGTTTGTATCAGTCCTTCGGTAGTTTGAATTGCTATTTCGGACTGTTCGAAAATGGCAGTAATAGTACTGCCATTGTCTAGTACTAAAGGTTCACCAAAACTGTTAATCAGAGCATCCATACATTGCGTATTAAATGCTCTCATCGGATTAGGCCAGTTTGATTACGCGGAACGCTTCTGGATTGGTAAGTACTACGGCAAAATCATGCCAGACACGAGCAACAATTGCACCTTGTGCCCTTTTGCTGGTCTGGTCAAGATCCAGTTCCATATCACCCCAGGAGCCAATTGCAACTTTGGAGAAGTCACCCAGAATAATGAAGTTCTGACCAGCCAGTACTTTAGAGTCATAGGCAGGTACACCACACAGATCGCCATCGTCGAACAGGTACACAGCGGCGGTATTTGCACCACGCAGAGTACTACGCAGAGTAGCTTTAGTCTGTGGACTCATTACAGCACTGATATTACCGAATGCCACGCCTTCGTCACCCAGTGCCCCCTGAGCGGCTACGATGTCAGCATAAGAATAGTTATCTACCGTTTCAACCTTGCCAGCGACCTGTACTGCTGCAACGATTTTCTGCATTACGATTGTTTCAAGACGCTGAGAGAAACCAGCAACAATAGCTTGAGTAACAATTGATTCGATCTGTGGGCATGATTTCAGTACTGAACGAGAGAGAGGCACGCTACCGGAATAGGTGATCGGCTTCATTACGACACTGGAGAAATTCGGATCGACTTCTGGACTTGCACCATTTTCTGGTACTTCATCAAAGCCCGCCGCAAAATCTGCTGAAAGTTTTGGTAGGCTAATTTCCGAGGTCAGACCGGAATATGTCTGTACTGGCAGATTTTTCAGAACACCTTGATCACGCAGTACATCAATAAATGCACCATACAATACTTCGGTATGGATTACGGCTTCGGCACTAGTAGTGGTTACACCAGCACGAATTGAACTTACCAGATCGTTTTCACGAATAATTACACCGCGTTTACCATCGGTAGTTACGCCACCGTCCATCATTGAACGCAGTAGAGAGTTAAGGGAAAATTCCATTTTTTTATCATCCTTGATAATGGGTTTATTTTTAATTTGTTGGCGAAACGCATCAATGCTTACGCCGGATTTAATTGCTGAATTCGTAATTTCAGAGTGGATATTGAATGCACGCGAGATTGCGGTAATTTCGGCAATACGTTTTTGATCTTCTTCGGCCTGTTCTCCTGGTTCTTCCTGAACCTGTTCCTGAACGGCTGAATCATCATTTTGTTCTTCTGGTTCTGGCTGCTCGCCATCACCAATACTTTCACTGTTATTTATCGTTTCCGCTTCGGTAATGATTTCGGGATTAAACTCAGAAGTATTAGCAGTACTTTCAGTATTTTCATCGGGTTCATTTTCAGTTTCCTCGTTACGTTCCTCTTGTTCGGATGGCTGTTCGTCTTTATTTTCGGGTTCAGGTACTTCTGGTTCCTGCTCTTCTTCAAGAGAACGCCCTACTCCGACTAGATCATCAGCAGGCACGGATACAGTACTGATCTCAAATGGGGTCCACTTAGTAATTAAGAGGTTTTCACCTTCAATACGATATTCGTCGATTGAGTACCCAACTGAAACTTTGGTCAGTGTACCTTCACGTACCATTTCATATTTTTCAGCACCCATACCAACAGAACTAAAACGTACTAATGCACGTCCTACACGGTCTGGATCAATAGTGGCTGATTCGACTACACCGATATGATTATCAAAGTCATGATTGAAAAGTAGAGCGGCTTTATTTTGCAGTCTTGATAGGTCTACGTTTTCAGGATTATGCAGAAGAATTTCATTATATTCCTGACCACCGATAGTACGTACTACAGGATTTTCAGAACTGAAAGCTAACAGTACTGTACGGTCGTTATTATCAGAGAGTACGTCACTCGATAACGTCATCTCCCGTTTTTGGTTCTTGAATTTCATTTGAACTGTCCTTGTTCATTGTTTCTGTTTTATTTATCTCCGCTTCTCGTTTAAGTTCTTCAAATACGTGCTGAGGCTCCATGCCTAAATCACGGATAATTTGGGACTTACTTTTGACTCCCATTTCTAATAGTACTTGCTCGTACTGAGCATCTTTATTAGGATCAAGCGAGACTTGCTTAACTGTAATGAAAGTACTGTTCGCGATATTCTCAAAGTTCGTGAAACTAAGTTCTTTAAGTTCAGATACCATGATTCGTTTAATAAATTCACGGTAGATAGGTTTGAGTACTTTCGAAATGAGTAGATTAGAACGAGTTTTAAACCCTTCACGACTGATACGGTCTGCCATTTTTGCAGCACTGAATGACGCGTTTTGTGTATCGCCAGTTAACATGGATTTTGGAACGGAAAGACCAGTACTGATAGTTGTTAGAACAGCGTCTGAAAACTCAGTAATTTTGTCTGTACCTGCCTGCGGGTTCAGAGTCTGGATCTGCTGCCCTGGGGCCAGTTCTTTAATACTGCCCGGTTCAAAGTACTCTACAAATTCACGTTCTGGATTTTCACCGTCTAAGAGTTCATCCTGATTGTTGTCAGTATTGGTAATAAACCCCATAGCTGAACTTGCGATCTTTTTCTGTAGTACTGCCGCTTCGTTATAGCTATTGAAATCTTCCAGGGTTTTCATGACTGCAATGCAGTCCGGGAAACCTCGTTCCTGTCCTGGGAATTCTGGGATGAAATAATGCAGTACTTCACTGGCTGGTACACGTTGAGTACTGTTCGTCTGGATGGTGTAATTCAGCGGGTTAATATCGGCTACGTGATAGGCCAGTACACGGCCATGTTGATCACGTTCAATACCATTACTGATGTACGAACCGTTTTTCAGTAACTCGTTTTTAGTACTGGGAATACGGCTTGCATCGATGATTGATACCTGTAGTTCATCACCGTCTGTATGCAGTCGAACAAAACATTCACCATCGGTAGCCCTTGCACGCTCTACCAGTTGTTGAAAGATGTCGAATGACAGAGAACCATCAGCACTGAAACGGTTTGCATCTGATGCCCACTCGTAGAACAGCTTATCTAAACGATCTGCCAGTACTGGATCGGTTTGACCATCGAGGCCAATCGGTGAAGGTCGAACGGTGATACCGTCTGCCCCTGCCACTGTGCCAGAACTCAGTGATACGTATCGACGTGCATACGGGTTTTGCAGTATCAATGAACGGCTTGCATCACGTAGCGATGTCAGAGACTGTCTCAGTACCGCATTGATGTTTACGTTCTGAACACCAGTACCGTAAGAGCCAATAATCTTTGTTGGTAGTCCAGTTAATGAACGTGTCTGAGATTTAAATTCAGTACTGGAACTTTGATATTTGCGGGGTTGTACTGTTTTAGGTTTTGGTAGTACTGCGGGTTGTTCAATTTGCCGTTTGTTAAAAGGCCACATTCCGTGTGATCTCCATTATTAGCGGCAATGAATAGTACTTTTGAAAAAGCCCTTATTGCCTGTAGTTAGTTTGCGTTTCAGGTCGTTGACCTGTTTAGTGATACTGTTTTTCAGACTGATCAATGTATTCAGGTCTTCATGTACCAGTGTTTTATTGTTGATAGTCAGAGTACTGGTATCGCCGTTAATACGTGCTGTAATGACTTTATTAATGTCATCAAGCTGTGATTGCAGTTCTGTTAATCGGTCTGTCTGTGCCATTGGATCAATGACGGTTACAGTACTGATAGTTAATTCACCATTATTGTTATATACGACTGAGTAATAACCCTGTTTCCAGTCTGTGGAGTCGATGGTGAGAGTTACCGTTTCAGTATCGTTCTTTGTGTTGTGTGTGAATAACGTATCAGTACTGTTTCCGATTTTTAATGTTGTATTAGGCTGTAGTACTTCGTGAAATACTTCACCGATATAGATTTTATCTTTCATGTTTATTTATCCTTAGCCGAACCATGATTTACCAATACTTTTGGCTTTTGGTTTAGTGTATTTATTATTTGGTTCGGTAGGCTTGACGGGTTTAGTAGATTCAGTACTGGAAGTTTGTTCATCGGTTCGTTTACTACTTCTGTACTCTCGCAATTTCTTGAACGGCTGACCGCCTAGTTTGCTTAGTGCCAGTTTCATCATGCACAGGCTGTAGACAAGCGTATCAAGTGCCTCATTACGACGGCCTGTAATCTGCTTCCATCGAACACCTGTACCAGAACGTTCCAGGTTCTCTGATGTGACCTGTTCGAAATAGTCATCAGGCAAATCGTGTGCGAAACGTAGCGTAAGTGGTGCATCTGATTTACCTGCAACTGCGTTGTTAAGTAGGCTACGTACCCAGTTCTTACCCTCGTGTACGTTCAGCATGTAGAACTGACGGCCTTCTGAGGTACTGCGTTTGAACAAGTCGCCTTTGGTATTCGAGCTGCCCTTGATCATTTCGAACTTCTTATACTGCTGACAGAAACTGTGTACCGTCTGCATTGCTCGTCCGTTACCACCATCAACGGCAACTTTCAGTACTGGCAAATCTCGCCCGGATACTGTTTTGAAACGTTGATTACAGAATGCAGCAAGGTCTGTATAAGCCTTTGCCCCTTTGATTTCACAGTTAGGACTGTAGAAATATCGATGACCCAGTACAAATAGTTCTGTTTCGTTAAAACCTAATACAGTTGCTTCAAGTCTGTCTAATTGCTGGTCACAGCCTACGACAATACCCAGTACTGAATCTGGTATATGTGACAGGTCGAATGAATCATCACGTAAATTCTCTAATGCTAAATCGTCAATTTCTTCTTGAAGGTCTGAGTAATGAAGTCCGAGTACTGTATTGTAAAAGGACTGGTAGTTATATTCGAACCAGGCTAATTCAAACTCTTTAGCAATAGCCTGAATAGTACTGTTCGGTGAATACAGACGGTTAATATAGAAACCTGCTGTATCAGTTACAGATGGGTTCAGTGCTATCCAACGTCCGGTACTGACCATCTTAATACGCTGTGATTCTGTTATTTCTTCCTGGCATTCTGGACAATGTAATTTTGCAGTACTGGCATCGGGAATATCCCGCTTGCCGTTCTTCTTCCAGTCAAAGCGTACATTCTCCCATTTCAACGTGTGTTCATGCTGGCAGTGAATACATTTAACAAAGAACTCACGTTGATCTGAATTCTGATATTCAACGTCGATTGCATCGCCTGAAAAAGTTGGAGTACTTGAAATAAGTATTTTGGCTTCCTGGCCGAAATCAGTTGCACGTTGTTCAGAAAGGCGGATCGGGTTCCCTTCTGGTGAGTTCTGGTCTATTGCAGATACTTCATCAAGTATGATTCGTTTGAGTGTTTTACCTCGTAATGCTTTTGCACTGCCGAGAGTCATGAAATACAGGAAACTACCGTCCTTAAGTTCAGTCTGCTGTTGGTTGTTTGCTTTGGTCTTGTCGTTCTTATCTGTAACTAACTCTGATAGTGCTGGCACCTGCTCGATTGTTTTATCTATTTTGGCAGACTTCCATTGCTTCAATTCTGTAAGCGAGCTTTGAGCAATACCAATATTACTGGAATCAGTACCTATCCAGTAAAACAATGCTGAGTTTAATAAAGTAGTCTTTGCAATCTGAGCACTAGTTTTATAAACAACCTTGCGGTACTGGTCAGATTCGATAATATCCAGCATTTCACGCTGAAATGAGTAGAGCTTTAATTTTTGTCCGGCTGCTGCACCATCAGGGAGTACTAGATTTTGTTCAGCCCATTCACTGGGCTTTAACTTCTGTGGAGGTTTGATTATCTGTACTGCATTTTTCAGTACTGTCAGTGTTCTGTTCATCGGTGGCATCCTTGCCTTGTTCATTATCCTCGAATTTCATATCGCCAATTTCATTCAGCATTTCGTCAATTCTGGCCTGTAATACACGTTTAACTTTCAGTACTGAATCTTGTTCGAAAACTTCATGTTGAATTTTGTTCGGTAGTGAACGGACATAGTCACGGAATGTTTTGAAATACTGGGTAAGTTCTCTGTGTACTTCATCGGCTGGGATCAACTGTTCAGTACGGGAAAGTACTTCCGCCTCTGCTAAATCTGCTTCCGCCCGCATTTTACGCAACCGTTCTAAATCGATTTGTTCTCGTATATCTGTTTGTCGTAATGGAATAAGAACATGATCAATTATCCATTGCCTTGTTTCATCTTCATTGCTTAAGGGCATTCCCTTTGCTTTCCACTGTCGTACAGTACTTTCATCGTAACCGTACTGTTTTGCTATTGATCTCTGACTAATCATTATTAATAACCCCAATTATTTGTTAAAGTATTTATCATTTTTGCCGATATATCTATATCGAAACTGAGGGTATTGATATGACTGATAGAGCTGATTCAGTAACTGTTAAAACTATAATGGATGAATTCTTAAAAGATGAAGGGGTAAGATCTAGATTAAGAATGATTCTTAAACGTAACAGAAATGATTGGGAGAAATGGTTACAGGTTGAACTTGAATATTTTATCTCCCAAACACCTGGCACCCAAGTTGAGAGAGAAGTTTTAGCATTTCCAGATAATAGAAAATTACGTGAACAGTATAGTATGTTCATAGACCTAGCATTTCGCAGGAAACGAACACGCACAAATTCATATATTTTTCTTGAACTCAAATGTTCAAGAAACCCTCAAACACTAATTAATGGCTTTGAAAAAGACGTTAAAAAACTACTAGCACTCAAGAAATGCTTATTAGGTACTCGATCATTTTGGTGTGTAGGATTTCATCTTAATTGCACGCCTAACAGTGTTGAAAAAATTGAAAGATTTGTAAAAGAATGGCACTACGGATTTAGTAAAGTGATCAAACTTTGCGATTGCGGAGATGAGATAGAATGCTTATGTCAAGATAATAAAATTGGGTTTGCAGTTATATAAATTGCGGTGCGGGTCAGATCAAAAAGTGGGTATACACATAAAAGATCGGCCTGCCGAAACTACGCGAGGCTTGCCCCCTCCGGGAGTACCTTTCAATGCTTCTGTATCGCTCTGTATGCTTCTGTACTGAATGAAACGCGTCCGTGCGTGGATAATTCTAGCGTTGTACCTTGAGCGATACAGGCTGTTCTGAGAGGTACTCCAAATAGTAATCACGGATTGCAATGATTTCGTCTTTGTAGAACGTATGGTTAACACCAGAATAAAGTTCTTGTACTGTCTGCCAATACTCAACATTCATAAACTCTTTTGCGACAGTCAATAACAGGCAACATGCTTTACCCAATTGTATAGCGGTTGCTTCTTCCGAACCTTGTTCAAAGTTAGAAATGTCATCTAATGCTTTGTGTGTAAGTTTGATGCTTTCATCATCGGACAACGATTCAAATGCGTGTGTATCGTCTGCGATATCCCGAGTAACATTCCGTGAGTTATGCATTGTATTCCTGATTAATTATTTTTGTTGTATTTGCGTTACATATGTTGCATGAATTTTTCTGTACACTCAGCAATAGAGTACAGCATATAGTGCATGATTAGATCAGATCTTTCAAATAGTCATCTCTCAATGCCAGTACTTCCATTTTTAATGACCCAGGCTCAACACCAGCATACAGATCTTCAATCGTTTTCCAATGTTGATGGTTTGCGTATTCATCGGATAGGGACACTAGAAGACAACATACACAACCTAATTCCAATGAATTTGGTTGTAATGTACCGTTTTCGAATTCAGATATCATTGATAATGCGGCATTAATGCGTTTGATGAGTTCTTCAGTACTCATCGACTCATAGAGTTGGGTTTCACGTGCAATTGAATGAATCACAAAACTCACGCTTCTCATCTGGTCTGACCTTAACAAATTTGTTATCAGAAACTTTACTCGGGTTTTCACTAACTGCAATACTGTATGAATATACAGTTTTATGGAGTTTACATCATGGGTAACAAAGACGGTTTCGATCCATCAATCACCAGTGGTATTCAGCGGTTCGTACATCTGGGTCAGTGGGGTACGGTGTGCTACTGGGGATCATCGTTAGATGAGTACAGGATAGGTGATCGTGTGTTCTTCCAGAATCAGTACAGGCAGTACTGGCTGGGCGTTATCGAAAGGGATTGCTTTGTACTGCTCTATGACGAACCGTTAGATAGAGTACTGGATGGTTTGACATACCTGAATGCGGTTCGGCGTATGCATGAAGTACACGATGATGATTGGTTTTGTGATCAAGGTGAACTTCCATTCTGACAGGGATATCAAGCACTTGATAGTTGTTGTAGGATAATTGGCAGGTTTAAACGAAAACGCACTAGGAGTGTTAGTATGAGTATTTGGACAAGCGACAATATTGAATTGACTGGATTTAATAAAGAGAAATCATCTTTCAATCAACACACCTCTTCATTTAATAAGTTAGTTTTTGATTTATCTTATGCAGCCAGCGATGAATGGGTAGAACATTTTGATTCGCAAGAGGGCTATTCCGAACATAATAAATTCGATTTCTCTGCATCAGAAGTAAGTACTACTGGAAATATATCAGTTCCCCTTCATGATTTACAGAATTATATTTTTGAGCTAAAAAAAAGATTCCAACTGACCAATGCGTATTTTGACAATCAAAAGAAAGTAGAGCAAATAGAAAAAGAAAAATACGAAGATGTTATTAACAATCTGAAATTTTAAGTTTTTATCCTGAACAGTATATTCATTCTTTACAACTGTTCAGGATTTAAAAGAAATATTTTCTTGGGTTAGTTTAGAATCCACAAATATGCAGGCAACATCATTAGTATTAAACCCTGCATCATATTCTGTTGTTCAGGTTCTGGATGGCTAAAGTTGATATATAGTATTTCGCTATATTCGTCGTACTTCATATCTAGCTTGATCAGTGGCTCTGTATCGATGACGGCTAGTAGTTCCTGAACCATTTCAAAATACAGTTCAGTACTGCCATATAGCGGAAGATGGATTGATGTTCTCATAGGGTAATTACTCATGTGTGTTTGAGTATTTACCTTCCATGAATTGTTGGTATGACCGTTAAGATTATTGCAGCCAGTACTGAATGAGGATGACAGATTAGGGTTCAGTACTGGCATGATTGGGGTCTAAAGTGGCAGTACTTTTACAACGAGTCCACGTCAACGCTAACCCGAACATTGCCTTTATATCGAATTTTAAAATGATACGCCTTATCGCATGTGACGTTTGACGTTGTCTCGTTTGAGAACCAGCTCGTTTCGGTCTTCTTGATGCTGTCTACTTGGTCGCACTGATAGCCAGAGAGCGTGATTTCACGCTGTGCCTTCTCAAAATCTTCTTTCAGGGCTTTGTCATCAGCGGCAAACACAGTAGATGACACCAAGACTAAACATAATGGCATGATTCTAATCATTTAAATTTCTCCAGCACCCAAGGGTAGGCTATCCGTTGCAAAATCTTTTGCTGATTACTTACCATAAATAACGATTGTTAACTTATCATCGATCTATAAAAAAGATCAATATTAAGATAAGTCTGCTACCAACATCAGTCGATAAAGTTACAGGTTTCTTGATTTCTTCGATTTAGAACGGTAGTCAGGCCAGGGCTGAGGAGATGTTTCGGGAGAAAATGACCTGATGTAGAGCGGTTTGTATACCATTTATACGACGTTAAGGAGAGTTTTGTGATCAATGCTAATTGACATTTTTTGGAGTTCTAGCTCGCCTTAACAAAATAACAAACCAATTGCTGACACAGGAATTCGTGATAAAGTATGTTATTGTATTACCAATGTTATCCAAAAAATAAAATCATATAATACGTTCAAGGGACTTTTCTTATGAGTATCAATACAAATGACATTATCGATAAAGCAGCAAAAGAAATTAAAGAAGATGGAAATGCGAATATCATTGTCATCGGTAAAACAGGTGTTGGTAAAAGTACGCTGATCAATAATGTTTTTCGTGGTGCGGTTGCAGAAACTGGTACTGGACGTCCCGTTACGAAAGGTATTCAGAAGATTACCAAGGATGGCATTCCTTTAACAATAATCGATACACAGGGTTTAGAAGTAAAAGATTATAGCTCAATTAAAGATGCAATAGAATCCTATGTTTTCGATACCGAATCCAGTGAAAATGCAAAGGATCATATTCATCTTGCGTGGTTATGTATAAGTTATGGAAGTGCACGAGTTGAAGATGCAGAAAAAGATTTAGTGAGTTTTTTCCATAAAAATAATATCCCGGTCATTATCGTTCTGACAAAAACCTCTAACTTTAAGAAAGCTGAAAATGAATTTTACCTTTCTGTTCGTAGAGAATTTCAAGAGCATTGTTCTAATATAATTATGACCAGAGGCATTCAAGAAACTATTGATGATGATGAGGATGAAGATCCGATCATTCTTAAAATTAAGGGCATTGAGGAATTAATAGCCAAGTCTGAACAATTAATCCCGGAACAAAAAAAAAGAGCTTTCGCTAATGCTTTATCCATAAAAAACGAAAATGGTTTAAAGACTAAAATAGCTAGGGCAGAGATTGAGATTAATACAGCAGCGGGTTTAGCAGCTACTGCTGCTGCAACTCCGATACCTTTATCAGATGCAATTGCTTTGGTCCCCATTCAAATTGCTATGTTAGTAAAAATAAGTTACACGTTTGGAATGGACGTCAAAAAAAGTGCAATAGCTGGTTTAGTTGCCTCTATATTTGGCAGTTCAATATTAACTATTGTTGGTAGAAGTTTCGTAAATGGTGTAATGAAATTAATCCCAGGTGGGCAAATTCCTGCTGGTATTTTATCAGCCACAACAGCAGCGGCATTGACCAAAAGTTTAGGGCAGGCATATGTTTCTGTTTTAGTTGGGCTAGCACGTGAGTCTGAAACAAGTGAAATTGATTTCAGCAAAGCGGCAGCCATGTTAAAGAAAAAAGTTAGCTTCTAATTTTTCATACCTCATTAATCAAAGTACTGAACCGTCTTTAACACCTCACAACGGTTCAGTACTTGATCTATATCACATTTCACCCCAAATAATAGGTACGCTTTAAGGGAAAAAGCCCTCATTTTTAGTAGGTTAGGAATAGTTATACGGTGCAGTACTATATACCTCCCATTTTGCCGTACAAATGGTTCTCTTCATTTAGTTGTCCATGCATACATATAAAAATCTTTAATGATTTTGTAACTCTAAAAATGATGGAATAGAAATGAATCGGTTAACAATTTTTTTATTATCTGCCGTTGTAAGTTCAGCAGCACAGGCTGAATGTACTGGCAATTACAATCACAGCATATGTACATTTGATAATGGTGATACTCACACTATCACTAGAACTCTCAGTTCAAGCGGAGAAGAAATCACAGAGATAAAAGGACACAACAAAATATCTGGGGCGAAATGGGAAGAACGTACTAGAGTTTGGGGGGATGACACCATAACTAGGGGTACGGCAGCAAACGGTGCCCGGTGGCGACAAACTAAGCATAAATTAGCGAACGGTGAATATGAGATTTCCGGTGTTGATATGAACGGCAACCTGTATAAGTACAATTGTACTGCATCGGATTGCAATGACAGTTATTAGTACTCGTTCCCTGCCAGTACTGAACCCTATAACAAACCCCACAATTGTTCAGTACTAGCAGGGGTTACATCATAGCAAGAAACTTGCAGTACTGTCCCGCTTTATTACTTAAACCTACATTCCAAAATTATTCTTACGCATTATGTCTAACAATTCTCTGCTCAACATTAATGATTTTTTTGCTGTTGTTCTTCTTAATACTGTTTTTTGCATCTCGGCTTTAAATGCTTCTGTTTGTTCAATATTTTCAACAGTAGTAATTGAGTAAAAATCATTATTTTCAGGTAAGAATTTTAGGATTAATGCGGGCGACCAGCCACGTTTTTTAAGCTGATTTTTATTAATCATGTTATGGATACCGTTTGGAGTGTTTAAGTGGTTCGGTATTCCAGAACCGCTACAGTTTGGCTGTGGTTAGATTTGTTCAAGTACCCCATGCTCGTTGATCCATTGCGATGGGAATTCATTCCAGCACAATGACCAGACTAATTCATTCTCATAGATTTCACTGTCTGGGTTTGGCACTTCCCTTTTATGGAAGGGCAACGAGTATTCACCGTGTTTCTTGGTATAAACCAGTACACGATCAATTCCCCAGATATGACTGCGAAAATGCGTTACATGTGAACCGTCATCAAATTCAAAACAGATAGAGTGTACACGTAAATCATTGTTCACTAACCGTTCAATATTATCGATGACATTTGAATCCGTCTGAGGAAAATCAGTCTCAGAACTAATACCATCAACATCTGCCCATCTCTTAGTGAAATAGGTTCTGTTGTTTGTTTCTAAATCGATCACCAGTTTATGACTGTTTTCTTTACCGATTTGTACTGAATATGATTTTTTCACAGCTTTCATTTAGTTCTTCCTCATAGGATTTATATGTATGAGGGTAATCCACTCATTGTGCGAGATGGATAATATGGATTGGAAATGTCATTGTCAATTATTTTTTAATACAAAAATCGCAGTACTAATAAATGAGTCTCTATTTAAAGTTCTAAGTACTGTATTAATGATGTCGTATTTTATGAAGTACTTTAAATATCTCATAACCTGTACTGTTTATCACTTCATTTAGCCATCTAGACGTATATGGAATTCACTAACATGGGTTGTTAATAATGTGGAATTATTTCCCTATAAAGGTTTAAGGTATTTTTTTCCACATATACTTGGATCTATTTCTGAGAAAACAGAAATTGTAGGAGTTTTAGAGCCGTCGCCAGACGGGGATAAAACCCGCCAATTTATGTGCAAACCAATTGTGAGCAACGCGAGCTATTGGTTTATTTCATTTTAATAACACAATGAAATGAGGCACAAACTCCGCTCCGCTTCGCTCGGCCTGTTCTTCGAAAAACTTCGCTTCGCTCCGTTTTCCTGTGAACAAGTTTTTTTTATTGAGTTTTTTCGGTAGTTCTTTTGCTGAGAATTAATGGTTCATCTGACAACTTTCGTTCGCTTCGCTCACTACGTCTCTTGAGTACTACGCCCTCTACTTCGCTTCGCTTCGTTCGGTTGTCTGCTCGTGTTCAACTCGCCCACATACTACTAAACTACCCCACTATCCCAATTAACCCATGTTAGTGAATTCCACATAACGACCAGCCAATAAAAAAGGCCGCATTTTAGCGACCTTTCGTTTTATTTCTTCATGTCACGCAACATTGCTATTTGTCGCTCTGTCAGTGCACGTTTCCTGCACCACTTATCGAACTGCTCAGTACTGACATCCCCCTTACTGTTAGATAGGAAGGTACTGAATTTTTTCCTGATCACTTTGTCATCTTCACTGAATACGACCGGGCGTCCTGGTTTCAACTTTTCAGTACTGCCATCTTCCAGACCCAGATCGATATGATAGATGTTAGCAGTACCCAATGACTCAGCCTGTTCTCTATCTACTACGTAAACCACGATCTCAGACTGAGAATCGTAATCACGCAGATTCGAACGGTTGATGAACTGATATAGGTTCTCAAACTCCCTGGCCTGCACCAGATCCTGGCCCGTAATGCCGAACTGCTCACGACACATAACAGCTTCAACAGGGCTAGGTTTCATACTGGCTAACCAAACCGCCGTTGTGTAGCTCTGGTACGCGTTCATGCCACAGCTATTAAGTGAGATGTACTGGCCTGATGTGAGAATACTGCTCATGTCGCCTTTGGTTGAACTGTTCGACGTATAGTAGTACTGACCCGTTACGTTCTGTTCTATGTACTGTGCAATGGTAGGCAGTGCATTAGGGTTGTCAGTCCTGAAAGTACTGGTGAACCGTTTCTTATCGAGGAAATAGTACACCTTGAGTCGTTCACTCACTGGCACTACACGCTGCCGCAATGACATTGTGACTTCTGTAAACAGTCCAGGATTCGAACGGTACAGTAGTGACTCTGTGAAGTTGTTCGCCATGAATGTCATATCCAGGCCAGCATCCACATACTTTTGAATATTGACCCAAGCCATGATCGAAAGCTGATTACAGTCATCGCGGTAAACTTCACGCCCGTCCTGAATTTTAGTACTGAAAAAATTACTGTTCATTCTGAATTCGTCATATAGATCGATAAATTCAAAACGTTGATGAATATCGGATAGAAGATCATCATTGAAACGGGTAATTGGAACAGCGGTACAGTACTGTTTATCGAGATCCGTGAAACTTGTGAACAACTGTTTGTGTACTTCATGTTTTTTCTCAGTATTGATTACCTTGTAACAATGAAAACTAACAACATCATCTAGCATGATTTTTCGGTTTTTGAGCAATGACAGATCTGAAATACGCAAAAAAGCCCGCTCACTGATGATTAGTACTCTGTGCGTCGGTTCTTTGAGAAATTGGTTTACGGCGTATTCGACATTGCTATGAGTTTCAGATGATATCACCGTACAGATATCACCTAACGCTGCGGCTGACTGTTTCATCAATTGCAGTTCTGAATGTACCAATAAATAAGGTATATCAGTACGTTTTATCATTTCAATCGTCATATATGTTTTGGACGATCCGCAATCGCCCTGAATATAGTTCATCATTTATACAATCCTTGTAAGTTTGAGTTTGGCAGTACTGAATTGATGGTTCAGTACTGCATAGTATTTAACGGGATTGCTCCAACAATCCCGTTAATTGTTTATAGTTTTTTGGTTTCACAGCCGTTCTTGATGTCATTCCTCAGCACCTGAATTCTGTTATTCAATGCATCGACAATTTCAGGATACCAGCGTGGTTCTTTTTGATATTTTTCAATTACAAGTTCTATCGCCTTTATTTTCCCCCGCTGCCATTCATGGTGAGCAAGTTTAGGTGTACTGAATGTTCCGAGAGATACCTTCTTTGACTTACCATCTTGCTGGAGTTGACTACAATGGGCTTGGAACCCTTTACCGTGCCTAGTGACTCCAAGCGGCAGTAATCCGCGATCATTACCACGATCTAGCAGCACGTTATTCACGTATTGCGGTACATACCTGCACGCATCAGGACTGTACTGTTTGTTGTTCTGTTTCAGTAGATCCTTATCGAGTTGGTAATTACATATATAGTTTTTAGTAAACCATTTTGTGAATCTTGAAAACGACAACCATTCATCACAAACCGTCACGCCTATATATGTTGGATGTGATTGATGATATTTTTCAGAATAGGCTCTGTTCAGCAAATTCAACCATGCTTTATACATGATAGAGTACAATTTCAATGCAACCTCAATTATATAGCCTTCGACCTGTACCAAATACTCAATTACTGCCGCTTTATTGATGTCCTTTTTGCCGACACCGCATACATATTTTCCGTTCAT